CCGTGAAAAGGCGGTGTCTTAACCCCTTGACCAACGGACCTGAGCTTTTTCAACTCTTTCTATTATACCCACTTTTAGAATCTTGTCAAGAACTTGGGTTTATTTTTTTCGTATTTTTTATTTCTTCAAAGCAAAAAGCCCACTGTTGTAGGCTTTCTGTATCATATATCTTAAAATTAAAGCATCTTGTTATCTTCCTATTAAAATGTACAGAAAAACTGGCCTAAGCCTGCTCTGTTTTTTGCCCTGTTTCTACAAAAGTTTATTGCTTATAAATAAGTAGAGAAAATATAAAGGGTAACTAAAAGGGGAATTAAATCGATGAGTTCAGTAAGCAAGTAAAAAGGCACCTAGCGGGTGCCTTTTTAATCATCAAATTTTAGACGTCTGTAGAGTGTATATAGTCCTTGTTCATCAGGCGATTCAGTAAGTTTTTCAAACCCCTTTTTTTGGTAAAACAACTCATACATGTGTTCGCGACATTCTAATAATAATAGACGTCCTCCGACCACCCTTTGAACTTTTCTTATTTCTGCATAGCACTCATTTAATATCGTTTCCCCGCTAATATCATCCGTTGTATACTTATCTGACCTTCCCAATTGACCTATTAAGTATGCTTGATAAGATAATAATTTGTCTCTGCCAGGTACTGAGCCAAGAAGTTTCTTTTTCTTGTTGTTTGATAGCTCACCAATATCAACTGAGGTTTGACCAATTGTAAAAAAAGCCATAATGTCCAGTTTCCCTTGATCAAAACTACTTTTATCAATAATTAAACTTGTTTTCCCAAAATTGCTATTGTCATATGTGATAGCTCTATTTCTCAAAAACATTTCAAGGTCTTTTTCTCGATCACAGGAAAAATCATTGAAAAAAGGTGACAAATCCTCTTCGGTATAGCCACCTTTTATTAAATCTCCTAAAGAAAATATGATGTACTCTCTCACTTACCAAAAATCCTTTTCAACGCTTCCTGATGGTGATTTGGGTGCTCATATTTAGAATTAAATCCTTTTGGTAAAACTTGACTAGTATTTTTAGTCATGTGAGTTACAAACTCCGCAGATTTTTCTACTGATACACAAAAGTTCTTTGTAAAACTAGTTGTAGCCATATTAACACCTCCATCTTTTTTAATAACATTCTATCGTAAATCAATTTCCTTGTCAAACAGCTAATTTTTGACAAAAACACAATATATAGTAGAACTTATTCATTTTTATATAATATCCCTTAAAAAAACTACATATTGTGTTAAAATATTTTTTAAATACTTTTTAATAGTCTTAGTAATGTTTTATTTCACACTATTTATATCATATTTAGAATTCCAAAGTAAAAAGATTCCCAATAGACTAACCTGCTACTTTGCTTTTCTTGTAAAATGTTGTATACTTAAATAAACAAAGGAAGTAATCTTGTTCCCCTTGTCCACTATGTGGTCGGAATGATGGTTACTTCTTTTTTTCATTCTTACTATCTCAATAGCCTTGTACTTAAATGTTTTTTAGGTTATAATTAAATTAATAAATAGAGGTTTTCCATCTCCCCTTGAAACAGATTATTCTGCAGTAGGAGATGGGACGCCTCTATTTGTTTTTTAAGTCAAAATGAGTTATAATTGAATTAAGGTAAAGGTGGTCTAACGCCCATGAAGCAGTTTACTGCGGAGGCGGTGGGTCACCTTTATTTGATTTTAAAATCAAGAAGATGTATAATTAAGTAACGAAAGAAGTGTGGTTTTCCCGCCCAAAAAGCTTTATAGCTGTGGGAGAGTCATGCTTCTTTTTTATCTCACAAAAGCCCCTAGAATCGTTTCTAAGGGCTTTTAGTTTATCCATTACCTTTGTAAAACCTTAGTATTTTTAAATACACAACCTCACCAAAACCTCACCATTCTATGGTTCTAAAATCAATCAGCATTTACTACACTTGCTAAGTGTTCTATAGCTGCCTGCTTTATCCGATATACTGTGGTGGTAGAATTTCCCAATTCTTCAGCTACCTCCGAAGCTACAAGATCATTCAAGTAAAAAAATCTTAGAACAGAACGCTCAAGCGGATTGGCCAGCTTATCGATTAGCTCAGATATTGCCATTCTTTCCTCGGTAAGGCGCTCAATTCTCTGGAGTGTATCCTCTTTTAGCTTCAGAACACTTATAAGGTTGTTTTCTGTCTTGTTCTCTCTGCTCGTTTGCACCCTGCTATGGCTTAGTGTTGGCTTTTGGATAATACCACCTTCCAGGGCTTCCAATTCCAAATATAAGCCTTTGATCTCCTTGTTTATCCACTTAACGCCCTCTAGTTTTTCTTTTACCTGCTCTGGTGTCATTCCTTAGCTCCTTTATGATATAATATTATTGAAAACGTTGTCGAGGTAGGGTATGCCTTGGCTTTTTTTACGTTTTCTCTAGCTTCGCTCGAGGTTCAAGTTATATAATCTTCTTTGTTCGTTCTCTGTTCAAGTGCTATTTTCTCGGAGTTCGCTCGGAGTTCAACGCATAAAATCCTGCCATTTGTCAGGCATATTTTTTGCCACTACCTTACCAAAACCTTACCATTGTAAAACTTCGATACCTTACCGTAACCTTACCGTTCTATGGTTCTAAAAAGTAGCTATACCTTGTGGTAATCTTGGGGTTCAATCACTAGAAAAAACTATTTGTACCTTTCCAAAACCTTTACATTTTACTACTCTAAAAAAATATCAAGACCTTAGGTTAATCTTAGGGTTTTTTAAAATGTAACCTTAGCCTAATCTTAGCCTTTTTGATCTATGCTACCTTGTACTAACCTTATACTTTTTTTAATACGCAACCTAACCCTTACCTCACCCTTTTTGGAACGCTCGAACCAGTCAAAAACCTTGATATAGTTGACTTATTTCAAAGCTCAAACCGTCTAATGTAGTATTTGTCCGTTTTGTAAATTGCACACTACTACAAATTATCATCTAACTTAATTAACAAAAAGGGGATTTCTCCCCTCTGCACACTCAATTAAAGTATTGCGTCCATGTTGTCGTCTAGGTAATCAGATTCTAAGAAAGTGATTGCTCCGTCCACTCTTTGTTTTACAAACTCAGGGTCTTCCATCAATCTCTTATAATTCAGTTCATCAACTGCTCCAGCAAACTTATTCAGTAGGTCTTTAGTTCGGTTGCTATTATCCGCTGGAATATACTGCGCTAACTCTGCACTGTTTGGGTTGCCATTTCCAAAAATATCTCCCAGGGCATTTCTGAGAAGTGATAAGGCCGTACGATCATTTTTGTAGTGATCTATCAACGCTTTCCCAGTAGATACATCTAACGCCCCACTCTCAAAAAGTTTTGCAGTGTTTTGTAACGCTGCTTGATAACCAGGATCAGTCAATAGTTTTACTTCTGATTCCGTTCTTTGGGCTTCTTTGTTCGGCAGCAGATTGTCTGCGATTGTTTTGAGTTCATCATAATATGCGCCGTACCAACCATCGTATTTGAATTTAATTGCTTCCAGCTCGTTCTCTTTGCCTTCAGCGCTCAAAAATTGATTACTCTTTACTTCATCAATTTTTCCTGAAAGGTTATTAATTGCCCCTTTTAACGATTCCATCTTAGTAATAATTGCTTTTTTGTTCATTCTATATTCCTCTTTCTATTTATTGATTTCCATATCTAATAGCGCCGTACCTACTACGGTATCCCATTTTTAAAACTGTTTTTTCTGCCCGTATCAATCCATAAGGATTTTTGTATCATATCTACTCCTAACACCAAAACAAAAAGGACACCGAAAAGCCGTATAGCTTATTCAGTGCCCTCGGTTGTTCCGATAGACTCTATTTCTTTGTTTCAGTTCGTACCAGATGGGAAAATCGCCCATCTTGAAAATGCAAGGTCACACTCCCAAAAGTCGGGGAATCCTCTACGCCTATTTTACCATTTTTCTGGTACAAAATAAAGCCTTGTTGCAGCAGTCCGTCTAAATCATCCATACGATCCTCCATTTCTTTTTTTCTTGATTTTCATCAACCTGGAGCGCTATGAACCTCTTCTACTTGATTAAGTTGTAGTACTTGTAGCCATAAAGCGTTGATATAAGCGATATTTTCAACTATTCAATGCTTTTTACTACCCTTTTTAGTGTACTTTAGCTCATTTTTAAGCTTTTTGAGTTCCATTTTGGGAAAGCAAACGCTGCGCCCCTGCTTTTACCAATCTTACAAAGTGTAGTATTTTTTTGAAAATGTAGTACAATGTAGTCGCTATGTACTACACCTCTAGCCTTACAGCCCCAAGGGATTAGACCTAAATGTAGTTTTGTAGTCACTTTTTTTCAAGAAAAATATATATAATACTCTCTATTGTTATTTATATATATTTTTTATAAAAATGATAAAATAACTACATTTTAATAAAAAAGTCAGTAATATCAAGAAGTTAGATGTGTAGTAAAAAAATTTAAGAAAACTACATTTTTTCTAACCCCTGTCTGTATCCCTTATGTACCAAGGGTTTACTGACCTTTCAAAGTGTAGTTATTTTTTTTGGAAAAAAACTACACTAACTACATTTTTCTATTTTTTGATATAAGCCGGTTTAATACTTTTCCCAAATCGTGCAGATTTCTTATATATCCAGCCCTCTTTATTCTGCATGATCTTCTTAACCTTGTTTTTATCTTTTGGATTCGGCGAATTGTTCAAATACACCTCTGTAAAGAATAAATTAACCGCTACCTTGTCCCGTTCTACTAGTTCTCCATACTTATCTGTATCTAGTGGGATTTCTACACCATTTGCGCCCATATGATAACCATGATTTAGTATGTCGTTGATGTAATAGCGCCTTGTCTTGTCGGTCACTGGATGTTGGTACATTCCTTTTGGGTAAGGAGTATCTAAGTACCGCTCCAGGTCTTCAGCTAGCTCATCTACAAACTTGTAACGACTTCTAACCTCGTTTACTAGCTTTTCCTGATCATCTGTCAGAGTCAGTACTTTGTTGGCTTTCCAAGCTGCAACCATAGCACCCCAGAAGTGTCTACGGTCTTTTTCTGTCCACTTCCTATCCTTATAATCGGTATCCTTATGAACTTCAGCAACCAGGAAGCGCCTTTCTCCTGTCAAGTCATTCAAATAATCGTGATCATTCGTCGCCCTCACAATGATAAAGCTCTTAGGAAGCCTTCTATCACTGGAGGCATAGGGCGGTCTAAATTCCAGCTTGGTTTCTGTTATGAATTTCTTTAATTCTGAAAAGCTGGCTTTTTTACTGGCCACCATCTCATCGTCAAATACACACCAATTTCTTACCATCCTAGCCTTGTCGTCTTTATCTGTGAAAGTTTCAACAGTAGTAAAATACTTATGAGTGAAAAGACCCTCGAAAAATTGAGTTTTCCCAACTCCCTGGCGTCCAGTCAAGTCTAGAACAAAATCAAACTTAATGGAGGGATTGAATACCTTAGCAACTGTTCCACGAAAAAACAAGTCCAGGATAATACGATTATAATCATTATCTTCGATATTTAGATAGTATCGTAGAATTTCAAAAGGATCACGCTGATTTACTAACCCTTTATACTCGTTTTCACACGCTTCTAGATAGTCCTTTAACGGGTTGTAGCTATGCTCTCCAGCTACTACTTCCAGAATATCCGCTATGTCAGGCTTTTTATAGTCTATCTTGTACTTGGTAGCAATATAAGCCCTAATTTCTCTGATAATCAGGTCATCGATTGCACCGCTCAAGGTTCTACCATTTAACTTTATAGGTCTAGTCACGTCAATTTCATAAGTAAAGGTATTATACTGTATAGCACCTTTCAGCTTACTATCTCCGCTCAAAATCTTCTTGAGATTGTCTAGACTCACTGCGAAGCCATCCCCTCGTGGTTTTTTGGCCAAGTCTAAACTATTGTGCCCCTCATTAGTCTCCCTTGCTTCAGTTAAATTCACCATTTCAGAGGGTGCTAGTTGATGATCATCTTCAATGATTTTATTTACAATTTCATCACTATTCAAAAGCTACCTCCTTATAGAATACATTTGCTACTTCTAAAAAATAGCCTGCTAGATCTTTTCGTTTGACGATTGCAGAAAATAAATCTACTAACTGGCTAAAACTGTAGCCATTTACAAATAGAGAGCGGACAAAAAGAGAGGTCTCATACCTGGTATATATCCCGTTACAAATCAAATCGAAAATCCAGCCTTTAAGCTCCATACCAAGCCCCTGCCGTTGTTCTGTTAATTTGTTTGCTTCTAATTTTTTTAGAATTGCCAATAATTCTGGACTGGCCAATGCAATATCCAACCCCCTGGCTAATCCCCAGCCCTCTGTATCGCCTCTTTCATCTTTGACAGTACAATACAAGCCCTTATAATTAAAGCTCGTTAGAGCCTCTCCTATGGGCTCAAAATAGATAAACTTATAATATCCGTCGTTTTTCCAAACTTGAGTCGGATTATTTTTTAGGAAGTTAAATAAAGGCAATTTTTCAGATGATAAAGTTAGTTCTATTAATCTCATCTCTTCCTCCTAATCTACTGTTAGAAAGTTGTATATGTCACTTTTGCGATAATAAATTTTCTTACTGTTCTCAAAAGGTGACTGATACGGTTTTAAACCGTGCTTTTCCCAGTTGTTTAACGTAGTTCCACTGATCCCTAGCTTGTCTAGTAAATCAGGTCTAGAAATTAAATCCCAGCCGTCATTGTGCTGCTTCTCAAGCTCAAGCCTTTTCTCTAAGTGGTCTCCCACTTTCTCCAGGAGCTCAAGCTCTGCCTCTCTTGATAATAACTGCATTTTACGCCTCTTTCTAATTGTGTTTCTCGCCTGCAAGCTGAATATAACGCCCGTAGCAAGGGTTTAAATCTTTGCTAGGTGTTTTCTACCGTCTGCTCTAAAAAATCGCGTTTATGGCTCTCTATTCGCTTCAAACAAAGGAATAATAAGCCGATAACTAAAAGTAGAATGATTGCCTGTGTATTGGTTATATCTAGTTCATTCATGTTACGCCTCCTCATGAACCATCATGCCACGGGTGTACTCAATCGAATTTGTCCATAAGTCCAAGAGATTCTTTTTACCTCGTTTTTTCTTGGCAATGTCAACTGCTAAAAGTTCCCATACATAATTTAATAATTGACTTTGAGCCATAGGATAGTCATTCTCTTTGGTCAATTCTGCTAGGTAAGTGCTCAAGAAAAGAAATCCATCAAATCTAGAAACCAGTTTTATAAAATCAGTGTTACCCCAAAAATTCCCATACAATGATCTTTCTTTCCACTCCAATTCTCCTATTACTTCAGCAACTATCCTCTGTTTCATCCTTTCCGTCTGTTCCTTAAGCGTTTGCTGTTGTTCATGGTATTCTGTGCTAGTTAGTTCATTATAAACATCATCCAAGTCATTCAATACCCTACTGATTGCTCTTTTAGCTATGATATTTCTAACCCCTGTAAGACTTCCTTGTATTTCTTCTAAATCTGTTGAAATAGCTTCTAATTTATCTGCTAACATGTTTTTTACCTCTGTTTCTGTGTTTGTGTAATTGCCTTGATGGGCTTTTTAATGGTCGTTTCCTATACAGTTAGATCCCCACGCCTAGAGTCGCCAATATTTGAAAGCGTGAGAAAATACCAATTTTAAAGAGTTGGCGCTCTCTCGTTTGGGCACAAATCACTATTTTGTGATATAATTAAATAAATACCTAACTAAATCCCATACTTGCTATTTGTGGTTTTAGTTGTTTGTGTGAAAAGCCTTACTGATTTGGTCGTCGGTTAAGGCTTTTTTTGTTGCTTAGATTTCTTTTAGTGAAAGGTAGCAAGAAATCTTATAAATCTTCTACTAGCCAGTTCATGACTGCTTCATAGATTCGCTTGGGAGCGTCATAGTCTCCATTTTCAACTTTGGTATAGGTTTGTGGTTTAATACCTAATTCCTCAGCTACAGCCTTTTTAGTCCGCTGCACTCTAGCACGTTTAACACGTACCTTTTCAGCTAATTCTGTTGAAATAAACATACTGTCCTCCTTTCTAAACAGACTTTTTTGTCTGTTTTCAAGTTTATAATACAGACTTTTTTGTCCTTTGTCAAGTATTTTATTTAAAAAAACAGACTTTTTTGTCTTTTTTATCCTTTTGTGTTATAATCGTTTTTGAAAGGTAGCAACAAAATGATTAAAAATAAACTTAAGGAGCTTAGAAAAAAAGCTGGCTTGTCTCAATTAGACATAGCTAATAAACTCAATATATCTGTAAAGACTGTCTCACGATGGGAAAACTTAGAAACAGATATTAAACCTAATAAGGCTGGAGAGTTGGCTGAATTACTAGGTGTTTCTGTTCCAGTTTTGCTAGGTTATGGGTATCAAGAACCCTTGAAATATCTTGTTTGGCAAGACAACATAGCTAATTTAAGAAAAGAAAGAGGAATAAGTCAAGAAACATTATCAAAGGATACCTCTATCCCTTTGGAAGTTATTAAAGAGTGGGAAAATAACAATGGCGGATATACACCGGAACAGTTGGAAATTTTAGAAAAATACTTCAAAGTCCCTGTACCTGATATAATTGGATACTCTGTAGCTCAATCAGAATTAAGAAATTTGATAAATACACTTTCAGAGGAAAGCAAGAAAAAACTATTAACCTACGCTAAAGATCTAAAAGCCTTGGAAGACTTTAACAAGAAAAACAACCCCTAAAACGCTCTCTAAGCGATTTTATAGATTAGTGGTATAATTTATCATCACACCTAAAACAAACGAAAATAGGGCTATTCTCGTAGCTCTCAGCACCATATAAAAACAATATTCATAAATACTTAACTAAATCC